AGTTGATACATAGCAGCTTTTGATTCCAGCCAGAAACTTTATTTCAGCTTTCTTTTTTTTTAGGTTTTAGCTGGGACAGGCTAAGTTGATACAGAAGCAGCTATATATCAGCGTCGGATTTTTCAGGCAGTGGTTTGACGATTTAATCTCCGTTCGTGTGAACCGGGATGATTTGAAGAGTTCCCCTGACAATCTTTCGTCATTCCACTGTCCTTTTTGCTTTCCCCTCTGAACGCCCCTGGTTGCGGCTCGTGCAACTTCTTGCTCTTTTCTGATATATTCCAGTATCTTCAGTTTCAGCGGGACGGCCTATAGCTATATGAAGGAACTCCCGATTGGACTATGTGAATAGTTCATAATCTCCCGGGAGGGAGTGCGCGCATATCGAATTCCGGGGGATTTGAAACCGAAGAGAAGAAGTCAGGAGCAGGGATACTTGAACAAGACACAACGCAGAACAGGATACGCAATTCTTTTTACTGGAACTCGTTTTATTGATGGGGTGTATATGTCGCACTCCCTGGCTTACTCCTGTGCCGAATCTCTCAGGGGGCAGTTCCCGAACTTACGGGTGGATCTGATTCAGGTGGGTGAAGGTTTCAGGATGTCTGATGATATATTCTGGGCAAATAACCTGGAGGAATTAGAGATCCTGAACAGCGAAGGCGATGAACGGGCCAAAAGGACTCTGACTGATGTATCAGTACAAAGCGAAGATCACCCGTATCATTGATGGCGATACCGTTGATTGTGATATAGACCTTGGCTTTAAGGTTATCCTCGCTAAACAACGCATCAGGCTCTACGGCATTGATACGCCGGAATCGCGTACCCGCGACAAGGTTGAGAAGAAATACGGCCTGCTTGCCAAGAAATACCTTGTCGATTTCATTGAAGCGGAGGATTACCAGATCACCCTTGAGACTGCCAAGGGCAGTGGCAGGGGCAAATTCGGGCGTATTCTCGGCAAAATCATCAATAAATACGGCCAATGCGCCAATGACCTGATGTGCCAGGAAGGACACGCAGTGCCTTATCACGGGCAGTCTAAGGACGATATCGCCGCAGAGCATATCGAAAACCGCGCAATAGTAGACAAGTTGACCGAATAATGCCTGTACGCAAGGTACAGGGCGGGTATCGCTGGGGCCAGTCAGGGAAGGTCTATCCCACCAAAGCACAGGCCGAACGCCAGGGAAGGGCAATCCATGCCTCCGGCTACCAGGATGGCGGTATCGTTGATGTCACCCAGGGTACTGACCCTTCGACGGTGGATCGGGTGATGAGGTTTATGAATAAATCAGGAGCGCCTGTTCCGCAGTTGGGGGGCTTTAACAGGGTTGCATTACCCCCTGAAGAGCCGAAGCTGACACCCGCACAGGCAGCATATATTACTGCCCAGATTGACCCGACAGTTATAACCGGGGTCGCAGATATCCTTGGCGGTTATCCTGAGTTTCCATCCGGAGATGTACCCTTGTCCCGGGCTTTTTCCGGTGAACCCATGCCAAGCCTCATTGAAAATGTCAGAGAAGGTAATCTGGGCATAGCCGCATTGCAGTCACTTGGGGCAATCCCCGGTATTGGCGCGATTACTCGGGGGAGAAGAGTTGCAAAGGCTGCAAAGACTGCAAGTGATGCCGCTAAAGGTTCGCGCAGGACGGGACGAGATTGGCAAGACATACCTTTAAGTTATAGAAGCGAAAGTCTGCCTTTTAGATTTTTAGAGCATCATGGTTTTGATGAATTAGAACCGTTTACTCCTATAGCTAAAGGGCCGAAGCTCACAAGAGAGCAATATGACAGAATGGCAGATACTTATGAAGTTTTAGACGATGGTCGGATAAGGGCTTACAGTGGTTATGTTGCAGATGGGAACTTAGGAATATCTCAAAAGACATTTAATAATCCAACTTTAGGACAACTCCGTAATTGGATGGGCTATTGAAGATTGATATGGACAGAGCAGGTGCTTGAAGGAATAAACCTGAAAGCTCTGAATCAGGTAAAGAATCTTCCTGTTGAAGACCAGCGTGAAGTTCTGGATTTACTCGAAAATCTGGAAGAAGCCAAAAAGAAAGAATCTGCCAGGGAATCTTTTCTGGGATTTGTCAATTATGTATGGCCTGCCTTTATAGAGGGCAGGCATCACAAGGTTGTTGCCGAAGCATTTGAAAGGGTAATCAAGGGCGATCTCAAGCGCCTGATTATCAATATGCCCCCAAGACACACCAAGTCAGAATTTGCTTCTTACCTGTTACCCGCATGGTTTTTAGGCCAGAACCCGGGAAAGAAAGTCATCCAGGCTTCCCATACCGCAGAACTGTCCGTGGGTTTCGGGCGCAAGGTCAGGAACCTTGTCGATTCCGATGATTTCAAAGAAGTTTTTCCTGAACTGGCACTCAGGGCAGATTCAAAGGCAGCAGGACGCTGGAGCACCAGTCAGGGCGGGGAATACTTCGCTATCGGTGTGGGCGGTGCTGTTACAGGTAAAGGTGCGGATTTGCTGATTATTGACGATCCCCACTCCGAGCAGGACGGCCAGAGCATTGATGCGTCTGTGTTTGATAAAACCTATGAATGGTACACCTCCGGCCCACGCCAGAGATTACAGCCAGGTGGGGCAATCATTATTGTTATGACCCGCTGGCATCTGCGCGACCTGACAGGGAAAATCATTAAATCTTCTACCCAGCGAGAGGGCGTGGATGACTGGGAACTGATTGAGTTTCCGGCCATCATGCCTTCCGGTAATGCACTCTGGCCGGAGTTCTGGAGCCAGGAAGAACTGCTTGCGCTGAGAAGTGAACTGCCTGCGCCCAAGTGGGAAGCCCAGTACCAGCAGGAACCTACCTCCGAGGGCGGTGCGCTGGTCAAGCGGGAATGGTGGAAACGCTGGGAAAGAGAGCGCCCTCCGCAATGCGAGTTTATTATCCAGTCATGGGATACGGCTTTTCTCAAAACCCGCAGGGCTGACTTCTCAGCCTGCACCACCTGGGGCGTTTTCTACCAGCCCGATGACGATGGACAGACACGACCCAATATCATCCTGCTCGATGCCCATAAAGAACGGCTTGAGTTCCCTGAACTGAAGAAAATGGCAATGGAGTTCTACAATAACTGGGAACCTGATGCCTGCATCATCGAGGCCAAAGCTGCCGGAGCGCCACTGGTTTTTGAATTAAGGGCAATGGGAATGCCGGTCTCGGAATATACGCCATCAAGGGGCAATGACAAGGTAGCGCGGGTTAACGCCGTGGCGGATCTATTTGCATCGGGCGTGGTGTGGTGTCCTGAAACCCGTTTTGGCGAGATGGTCATAGAGGAATTTGCTGCGTTTCCGGTGGGAGAGCATGATGACCTGGTGGATAGCAGTACCCAGGCTTTGTTACGTTTCAGGCAGGGAGGGTTTCTGCGCCTGAATACTGACGAGGAAGATGAACCCATGTATCGTAAAAGAGCGGCTTATTACTGATGGCTGATGTAATCATTAACGAATACTGGGTGGAAAAGCTCTTCCGGCCTGTTTTCAGGAGAAAGTCTCTGGCAGGCGATAATGATTTTTTTGATAAAAAAGACTTCCCGGTTACGCAGGAACTTGAAGATAATTACGAGGTCATTCTTGCCGAGCTTAAACCCCTTATGGAACGGGTATCCGAGTTTGCGCCTTTTCAGGACATCAGCCCTGACCAGGTTTATATTTCCAATGATGAAAAATGGAAGATGTTCTTCCTCAAAGCGGGGACTTATCGTTTCAAAAGAAATTGTGAGCAGGTTCCCAAAACAATGGAAATCCTCGACAGCAACAGGAATATTGTCTCGGCGTATTTTTCAGTGATCGGACCTAACAAGATGCTGATGCCCCATGAGGGGCCGTGGTGCGGGATTATCCGTATTCATTTAGGCATGATGATCCCGACGGACGGGGAGTCAATCCTGGTCTGTAACAAGAAAGAATATCGCTGGAAAAACGGGGAGGCGGTGGTTTTTGATGACACCTATGAGCATTTTGCTGTAAATTTGAGCAATAACAATCGGGTAGTATTGTTTATTGACTATATGAGACCATTGCCTGTACCTTGGAATTGGATAAACTGGCTGATATTGAAAGCCGCTCGATGGGTTCCTTACTTCAGAGAGCCTGTAAAAAGGCATAAGGAGTGGGAGAAGAAGTTTTACAGAACGGGAGAGGAGAATGCCTAGCTATTACGACAGTAAGGAAGAACAACCAGGTAAAGCCAGGGTTAAGTACAAAAAGGGCGGCAAGGTCAAGAAAATGGCCAAGGGCGGCAGGACTGTAGCCCGTGGCAGTGGCGCTGCGAGAACGCAGTATTTCGGGAAGAATGGCTAGATGGCGATAGAGCGCCCAATGGGGCAAGACCCCTTTGTGCAGCCAGAGGTCGAGGCTGGTCTAGAAATAGATATTGTCAACCCGGAGGCGGTATCTGTTGAAACCCCTGATGGCGGGGTAATTATAGATTTTGATCCCAGCGGGATGATGCCGGGCAGTACAGACCATAACGAGAACCTGGCTGACGTTATTGAAGACAACGACCTGCGCAAGATCGCTTCTGACTTGATCGGCGCATTTGAAGCAGACAGGGATTCCCGCGCTGACTGGGAAGATACCTATATCAACGGGCTTGATCTTCTCGGCCTCAAGAACGAAGACAGAACAGAACCCTGGGACGGGGCTTGCGGGGTATTTCACCCGGTATTGACCGAGGCGGTTATCCGCTTCCAGGCACAGGCCATTCAGGAGATATTCCCTGCCGCCGGACCTGTTAAAACATCCATTGTCGGAACGATTACCAGCGAAAAAGAGCAGCAGGCCGCTCGTGTACGAGGCTACCTGAACTACCTCATCACCGAAAAGATGACCGAATACCGCTCTGAGACAGAGAAAATGCTGTTCTCATTGCCGCTGGCGGGGTCTGCGTTCAGAAAAGTCTATTACGATCCCAATATGGAGCGACCCTGTTCAATGTTCGTTCCTGCGGAAGACTTCGTGGTGAGTTACGGGGCTTCTGATCTGGTTACCTGTGAGAGAGCCACTCACATAATGAAGCGCACCAGCAATGAAGTGCGCAAATTGCAGGTCTCCGGCTTCTACAGCGACATTGATTTGCCTGACCCCAGTCCTGACACAAGCGAGATCGAGAGGAAATACAACCAGTTAACAGGCGGGTCGGCCAATTATGAGTTCGATAACCGCCACACTATTCTGGAAATTCAGGCTGAACTGGATTTACCCGGCTTTGAAGACACCGAGAACGGTGAGCCGACAGGGATTGCGCTTCCTTATGTTGTAAGTATCGACAAGTCGAGTCGAAAAGTGCTTTCGATCCGCAGAAACTGGTATGAAAACGACCCGGTGAAGATGAAACGGGAGCATTTTGTCCATTATCAGTACCTTCCGGGCCTCGGGTTCTACGGATTCGGCCTGATTCACATGATTGGGGGGCTGGCGAAGTCCGCAACAAGCGTTTTACGCCAGTTGGTGGACGCAGGAACGCTTTCCAACCTGCCCGGTGGCTTAAAATCCCGTGGATTACGCATAAAAGGCGACGATACGCCGATTATGCCGGGTGAATTCCGCGATGTGGACGTTCCGGGCGGCGCAATCCGCGACAACATCACGTTTTTGCCCTACAAAGAGCCTTCCAACGTCCTTTACCAGCTTTTAGGCGATATTGTCACCGAAGGCAGGCGATTTGCCTCTGCGGGCGACGTAAAAGCCGCCGATATGAACGCCGAAGCGCCGGTTGGTACAACACTGGCGATCCTGGAACGCTCAATGAAGGTGATGAGCGCAGTCCAGGCACGACTTCATGCCTCGATGCGCAAGGAATTGCGGATTCTGTCAGGAATAGTGCGTGATTTCGGCCCATCGGAGTATCCCTATGATGCTGCTGATGGTGAACTGACCCGGGAAGACTTCGATGACCGCGTGGATATCGTCCCGGTCAGCGATCCCAACGCAGGCACGATGGCACAGCGGATTATGCAGTACCAGGCGGCGTTACAATTAGCTGCCCAGGCACCGCAAATGTACGATATGCCGTTACTTCACAGGCAAATGCTGGAAGTTCTTGGTATTCGTGATGCAGACAAGATTGTTCCGCTTGAGGACGAGGTAGAAATTGCCGATCCGGTCAGCGAAAACATGAACATTATCAATGGCGAGCCGGTCAAGGCGTTTATCTACCAGGATCACGAGGCCCATATTCAGACCCACGTTTCTCTGATCCAGGACCCGAAGGTCATGGAAATCATGTCCCAAAGCCCCACGGCTAAAGCCTCTGAAGCGGCGATGGCAGCGCATATCTCAGAGCATGTTGCGTTTGCCTACAGGAGAAAAATCGAAGAAGAGCTTGGTGTTCCGCTTCCCGGTCCTGATGAGCCTTTGCCTGAAGATATCGAACTCAGGCTTTCAAGGCTCGTTGCGCCAGCAGCAGCGCAGCTTACCGGCAAAGACAAGCGTGAAGCTGAAGCGCAGAAGATGGCTGAACAGGCAGAAGACCCGATTATCCAGATGCAGCAGCAGGAATTGCAGATCAAGCAGGCCCAGGCGCAGGCGAAAGCGCAAACAGACATGGCCAAGATTCAGGCTGATTTGCAGAAAGCGGCTGATAAATCATCTCTTGAAAGAGAGAAATTGTCGCAGCAGGCAAGTCTTGAACAGGCGAAACTTGGAGCCAGGATTGCAGCCGACAATAGTCGAGAACAGCTTGAATCTAAAAGAATTGCTAGTAAAGAACAGCTTGAAGGTGCTAAATTAGGAAAAGAAATAGCTAAAGACTTAATGGGCGACAAGAACTCAGATGGATGAGTTAGACCTTTTAAGGGATAAGTACCGTGGGATGATGAATGAAATGAGCGATCACCTGAGTACGGGTGGTTGCAAAGATTTTTCAGAATACACGCGCTGTTGCGGGGTCATAGAAGGGCTTGCAGTAGCGGAAAGAGAATTGCTTGATCTTAAAAATAAGATCGAGGAAGCATAACAACGTTGTATAAGGCAGCGCAGGTGACTCTGGACACCCATTTCCAGTGCAAGGAAGACAACTAATGGCAAGTTCATTAG